GGGGATGTTGGTCAAGGAGATGTGTTTAGTGATCTAGCAGATATTACAACTCCTAAAGACAAAGCTGATATACTTAAGTTTCCTAAAAAAGAAACTAAAGTTAAACCCGTTGATGAGAATAAAAGAGAAATGACTCCTGATGAACTTGAAGATTTTGAAATGGATATAGGCTATGATAATTTAGAAGCTTATAGTTTTGATGGAACTGTTGGTGATGGAGCAAGAATTTTAAAAGAACAAAAACAATATGAAAAAGAAATGTATGACATGTATAAAACAGGTAAACTAGATCCTGAAGCTGGTTCAGTATCCAGAGCTAGAATGAATTTTTTAAAACAAAGACTTGAAGAAGCAGAGGGAAGTGGTGACACTAGATTAATTAGTGAAGATGAAATATTTGAATTAGAAGGGTTAGTAAAAAGATTTAGAAAAGAAGATATAGAATTTAAAGTAAATGAACAACCTGAAAGAAAATTATCAGACGAAGAAATTAAAGAATTAAAAGATTTAACTGATAATGATGATTTTGATTTTGCTAAAGGTGGTATAATAGGTTTAAGACTATGAAATATTTATTAAACTTAGGAACAGGAGCATTAGACGATGTGGAAACACCTAAACTAGGTGAGAAGTATTTTGCTAGTGCAGAGACAGACGATATTATTAGACAAATAAACGAGCAGCATGGTCCAGGGACCTTGTTCCCTGCATCAGAGGCACCTCAACCAGAAAACCCGTACAAAGATTTTGACGACAGGAACCCTGCAGCAAATGGTGGGATGATGAGACAGAATTATGCGGCAGGGCCTTTAGTTCTTCCACCGGCAATGTTATATGGGGCAGGTGTAGCTTTAGGTATAGGCAGCCAAATTAAAGGAGAAAATGTTTTAGAACAAAGTAGAATCCTTAAAGAACATATTTCAGAAAATTCAGATGATCCTAAAGTACAGGCATTATTAATGTCATTAGGTATTGTAACTCAAGATGTTAAAGACAATGTTTCTGAATCAGTTAAAGAAACGGGATTAGGTTTGGATATAGGACCTGATGCAGATGAAATAGAAGAAACAAAACCAATTATACTTTCTACACCAATAGAAAGTTATGAGGGGAGTTTTAAAGATCAAGGACTTACAATACCAGAACCTGAAAAACAATTACCTAATACAGGTGGCAGGATAGACGTTCCAATTTCAGAAGGAATGGATATTGTAAAAACAGGTCCTATTATTTTTGACAGAAAAGAAACAGATATTAACGATCTAAAAAACAAAAAAGGTAAGAACACACTTATTGATATATTAGACCAACAACAAAAAACAATTCCTAAGTTTGACAAGCTTGATAAAAAAAGCCAAGAAAAATTTATAAAATCTCAAGAAAAAAAAATAACTAGTTTACCCCAAAACCAGGCCTATACAGAACCTGCTTTAAGTAAAGATTATGTAAATGTTTTAAAAAATTATATTGAAACATACCATGATGGTAATATTACCGTGGCTGCAACAGAATTAGGTTTTGATAAACAAAAAAAACGTACTCTTAATGCAAGATTAAGTAAAATAGGATTTGAAGGCAAAGGAGTTAGTGCGGAAGCTACTTTAGATATAGCTGACGGTGAATTAAGATATGTAGATGCAATAAAACAAATAAAAGATAATCCTGCAATATATAAATCTAATATTAAAAAGTTAATAAAAGAAAAAAATCTTTCAAACAAAGATTATGTATCAACTATTGATCTTGCTAATATTTTTAATATAGATGGTTTAACTGTTTTAGAACGAACCCAACTTTTAAAAAGACTAAATAAATTAGATATAAGAAGAAAAAAAGGTACTCAAGGATCACTAGGTGTTAAGTATCATCTTGGAGACGCTCTTAGTAAATTAACTGATTACGCTAAAACTAAACAAGCTGCACCAGGAGAAGCTGTTGATGCAGTTAAAACAAGACGATCAAGAGAATTTGATGTTCCTTTAAATAATGCAGTAAGTGCTACAAAAAAAATTCTTAGAGACCGTGCAACAAATTCAGATATTGTTTTACCAGGTGAAAGTCTTGCTAAAGACAAAGGTCATGCGGCATCTTTAGACGTAATGGCAAAGTTCCCTGAATATTTTACAAAAAATTCTAACACTACAAATTTTCAATCATTTATAAATCAAGATCCTACAATTAACCAAGATTTTTTAATGTCAAAAGGTTATCATAAAATTGAGAGTGCAATATTTCAAAGATTAAAAGATAAAAAAATTAATAAAGATGAGGCAAATAATGAATTAAAAGAAAATTGGGATTATATCCAACGTTTAATAAAAATAAGAATGAAAACAATGCCTTTTCTTAGAGATCAAGGAAACGTAGTTCCTTTGTTACAATTAGATAAAAATAGTGTGGTTCAAGCAGATATGAGCACTGTAGATAGTTATTTTATTTATGGTAATATTGATAAAATAAATCCTAAAGCAAAAACATTTTCTAGTTTATCAAAAAAACAACAAAGCCAGTATTTAAGTAATGTAAAAGAACAATATATAGAAGGTGCTGTAAAATTTTTAACTAATCTTAAAGATGATAAAACAGGAGAAAGAATTTATTCAAAACAAGAAATAGATAATTATGAAGAAATGCTTTCTGCTCCATTAGACAAGGACTCTAGAAGAAAATACAATTTTGCAACAGGAGGCGTGATCCCTGATCAAGAAATTATGAACTATGCAAATGGCGGCAGGATTAACTATGAAAATGGTTCACCGAGAGGACCTAATGAGCCGGAGGGTGATGATTTCTTAAACGAACTAGAATTTAAATTTAATAACATTGATAGTGTCAAAATTGATGACACACCTACTACCTTTGATAATAGTAAATCTAAGATTGCACAATTTAATGATTTATTAGATTATAAAAACATTCCATACGCTGCAGATTTAGGTGTGCGAACATTATCAAGAATTGGTGAGTTTGGTGCAAGAGTATTACCTGCAACAGGTAATTTAATTTCTGATATATTACAGAAACCAATGTTTAAAACACCGTCATCTTATGAGCGAACAGAAAACTACGCTAATATGGTTGATGATACGGAAGTACCAAGTGAAACACAACAAGGTGCAAAATTTGTTGGTGGTCCAATATTTAAAAATTTCTTAAAGAATTTAACACCTACATCTACAGAAAAATTAGTGGGCCTTGACACATTGATGAATGAAGAGAAAAAGAAAATGATAGCAAGAGGAGATTCTTCATTAATGGTTAAAGTTGGTGAGACAGCAGCTCTTGGTGGAGAGTTAGTAGCCCCAATATTTCCAGGTTTAAAATTAATAAAAGCTTTTGGTAAAGCAAGAAATATTAATAAATCAAAAGCTGAAACAACAAAATTAATAGAACAAGAGATTGATACATTAGCTAAAGCTGAAGGTATGGACAGAAGAGAATTTTTACAAGTAAGTGGTGCAGTTGGAACAGTGGCTCTTGCTAAACTATTAGGTATATCAAGTGAGTTACCTAAAGTTGCAAAAGTTGCTGAAAAAGTTGTAAGCACTGGTCCAACAACTCCGGCATATTTTTTAAACTTAGTTGCAAAAATTAAAAACCTAGGTACCGACATAACTCAAACAGGTGCTTTAGTAGAAAGACAAACAGTTATAAAATACAAGGATTATGAAATGACAACTGATACTGCAACCGGTAGAGTTGAAGTTATAAGACTGAAAGTAGCCGATGACGCTGATAACGCTGGTTATTATGGTGGACCCTTAACCGAAGAAACTTACATGAGTTTTTCACCCGGTGAAACTATTATTGGTAAAAATGGTCAACCTATTAAAACACTAGAAGAATATGACGAAGGTACTGCATTTATAAGAAGTGATCGTGCTAATGCAGGGGAAATTGTTGATGAGTCATTTGACATTTCTGAAGACGTTATTAAAGACGGAACTAAATTTGAAGATAATTTAAGTGACTTTGGAGAATGATTAAAAAGTTGACAACGACAATCCCTCCTTTAAAAGGTCCTAGCTCACAAGGGTTGAAAGTTCCCTTAAAACAAGTTAAAACAATTACAAAAGGAAAAATAAATGGCCGAAATAGACAAAGCCCTACCAAACGTAAATAACGCAGTTGAAGTTGAGAGACCAGAATTAGAAGTTGATCTTATAGATCAAGGTACTGAGTCTGATGTACCTTTTGATGTTACACAACTAGAAGATGGCGGAGTTGAGTTAGACTTTGAACCTGGCATGAAAAAAATTCCTGGTACAGAAAATCATTTTGACAATTTAGCAGATTTATTACCTGACGATATTTTAGATCCTATCGGATCTGAGATGCAATCTAATTACACAGACTACAAAGCATCAAGAAAAGAATGGGAAGATAGTTATGTAAAAGGTTTAGATCTTTTAGGTTTTAATTATCAAAATAGATCAGAACCATTTCAAGGAGCATCAGGTGCAACGCACCCAGTTCTTGCAGAAGCTGTTACACAGTTCCAAGCAGGAGCATACAAAGAATTATTACCGGCTGAAGGTCCGGTTAGAACACAAATTTTAGGTAATGTTGATCAAGCAAAAGAACAACAATCACAAAGAGTAAAAGACTTTATGAATTACCAAATTATGGATGTCATGAAAGAGTATGAACCAGAATTTGATCAGATGTTATTTCATTTACCATTAGCAGGTTCAACATTTAAAAAAGTTTACTATGATGATCTATTAGAAAGAGGAGTATCAAAGTTTGTGCCAGCAGATGATTTAGTTGTTCCATATTCTGCTACTTCACTAGAAGATGCCGAAGCAATTATTCATGTAATTAAAATTTCTGAAAACGATTTACGTAAACAACAAGTTAATGGTTTCTACAGAGATGTAGAATTAACTAAACCGTCTGACGTAGAAGATAAAGTTACTAAAAAAGAAAGAGAACTAGACGGAACTAAAAAAACCGGCAGCGTAGAAGACATGTACACTTTATTAGAGTGTCATATTAATTTAGACCTAGAAGGTTTCGAAGACATGGGACAAGACGGGGAACCAACAGGAATTAGACTTCCTTACATTGTAACAATTGACGAAGGATCAAGAGAAGTATTATCTATTAAGAGAAACTTTGAACAAAACGATCCTAAAAAACAAAAGATAAATTATTTTGTTCATTTTAAATTTTTACCAGGTTTGGGGTTCTACGGTTTTGGTCTAATTCACATGATTGGTGGGTTATCTCGTACGGCGACCTCTGCTTTAAGACAGCTCTTGGATGCGGGAACGCTTTCTAATCTGCCAGCAGGTTTTAAACAAAGAGGGATAAGAATAAAAGATGAAGCAAAACCAATTCAACCTGGAGAGTTTAAAGATGTAGATGCTCCTGGCGGAAATTTAAGAGATGCTTTTTTTCCTCTACCTTACAAAGAACCTTCTCCGACATTATTACAATTAATGGGTATTGTCGTACAAGCAGGTCAAAGATTTGCAGCTATTGCTGATATTCAAGTAGGAGATGGTAATCAAGGTGCTGCAGTAGGTACAACTGTTGCATTATTAGAACGTGGATCAAGAGTTATGTCTGCAATTCACAAAAGATTATATTCTTCACTAAGACAAGAGTTTAAAACACTAGCAAAAGTATTTGCTACATACTTACCACCAGAATATCCTTATGATGTTGTCGGTGGAGAGAGAAATATTAAATTAACGGATTTTGACGACAGAATAGATATTATTCCAGTTGCTGATCCTAACATATTCTCAATGTCGCAAAGAATTACAATTGCACAAACAGAATTACAATTAGCAACTTCTAATCCTGAGTTACATAACATGTATGTAATTTATAGAAAAATGTATGAAGCATTGGGTGTAAAAGATATCGATAAAATTTTACCTCCCCCTGCTCCACAAGAACCTAAAGATCCAGCACTAGAGCATATTGATGCATTGACTCAAAAACCTTTTCAAGCGTTTAGAGGACAAGATCACCAAGCTCATATGACTGCTCATTTAAATTTTATGGAAACTAATCTAGTTAGAAATAACCCACCAGTCATGGTTTCTATTCAAAAAAATATTTTAGAACATATTTCTTTAATGGGACAAGAACAAGTTGAAATGGAATTTGCAGAACAAGTACAACAAATGCAAATGATGCAACAACAAGCACAAGCGAATCCACAAATGAAACAGCAAGCTGAAATGCAGACTCAACAATTGTCTATGAAAATTGAAGCAAGAAAAGCTGTATTGATTGCTGAGATGACAGAAGAGTTTATGAAGGAAGAAAAAAGAATTACATCACAATTTGATTCTGATCCTTTACTAAAACTAAAATCACGAGAAGTTGATCTTCGTGCAATGGAAAATGACCGTAAACAACAAGACATGAAAATGAAAAATGAACTTGAAAGAGCTAAATTAGTTCAAGATCAGGCTTCTACGGATCAAAAACTAAATCAAAACGAAGAATTAGCAGGTTTAAGAGCTGAAACGTCAATTGAAAAACAAGAAATGGCGAATGAGAACAGATTAATACTTGCTAACATGAAACCAAACAGATAAAAGGAATATATTATGATGAATTACAAAACAGGCGGCAAAAAAGTAGTAATGCCCGAGCAAGAAAAAGTAGTTGACTCTAGATCAGAGAAAAGTTTTAGAGGAAAAAGCTTTATTGCTAAAGGCGACTCTAATCCGGTTAAAGGTACTGGTGCTGCAAGAAAACAAAAAGACGTAACCTGGTATTAGTATGTGGTTTTCAGCTATTAAATTAGCCGTCTCAGCTGGTAGTAAAATTTATGCTAACAAGCAGAAGACTAAAATGGCAATGTCAGATGCACAACTAATGCATGCGTCTCGTATGGCCGAAGGAAAAGAAGCTTACCAGGGAAAACTATTAGAAGCCCGTCAGTCAGATTGGAAGGACGAGGCAGTTTTAATAATTTTAAGTTTGCCAATAGCAATCCTGGGCTGGGCAGTCGTAAGTGACGATCCAACAGCAATGGACAAAGTAAAATTGTTCTTCGAGATGTTTTCAGAGCTTCCTAAATGGTTTACAAATTTATGGATCCTTGTCGTGGCAAGTATTTATGGTATAAAAGGAACACAAATATTTAAAGGCGGAGCAAAAAAATAGTGATTGATAAAAAAGAAAAAAATACTTTAAAAAAACATAGCGTGCACCACACTGCAAAGCATATGTCTACAATGAAAAAAAAAATGCAAAAAGGTATAACATTTAAAAAATCACATAACCAAGCAATGAAAAAGGTAGGAAGATAATGAAAAACTATAGACAAAATAAAATGGGTGGCGGAATGATGGAAAGACCT